CGCGACGCGCGCCGAGGCCGAGGCACTGCTCGAGGCGCTGCAAAAAGAGGCCGAGCGCACGCCGCCGGCGACGGGTATCGACGAGGTGAGCGAGTTCAATGCTGAGCAGTTCGAGGCGCTGGCGACGATGCAGCGCGCAAGGAGGGGAACATGAAAGCCGATGACCGACCGCTCACCGCCGATGCGGTGCGAGCGCTGAGTGACGCTGAGCTACAGCTGCGGCTCTTGGAGGAGGCGGCCGCGCTGCGGGCCGAGGTTGCTCGAGCAAAGGAGCAGCTCGTCGAGCTGCGCGCGGCCGCGCTCGCATTCGCCTACGTGGCGTGCTGGAGCGACCCGACGCTGCTCCACGCCGATACGCTCGAGCTGCTGCGCATCGAGGCCAATCGATGCCGACCCGAGGGTGCGGCCGAGCTCGGCCCGCAGCTACGCAAGGTTGAGCCATGGAAGCAGCGGTCATGACCGAGGCGCCCGCAGCCGAGATGGTCGAGACCGGCTCGATCAAGGCCTGGCCTGCCAATCCGCGAAAAAACGACGGCGAGCCGGTCACGCGCGTCGCCGACTCGATCCGCCGCTTCGGCTTCGCTGCGCCCATCGTGGCGCGGCTCGAGACGCGCGAGATCATCGCCGGGCACACGCGCTGGAAGGCCGCGCAGATGCTCAAGATGACGCACGTGCCCGTGCGCTTCGTCGACCTGTCGGAGCGCGAGGCGCACCTGCTAGCGCTCGCCGACAATCGCCTGGGCGAGCTCGCCGAGTGGGACACGCCCGAGCTGCACACGCTGCTGCAGCAGTACGATGTCGGCGAGCAATTCGTCGCCGGCTGGAACGAGAAGGACATGCGCGAGCTCGAGCGGTTCGCGCGCGCCGAGGGCGACATACCCGAGGACGAGGCGCCGCCGCTGCCCAAGGAGCCGGTCACCAAGCTCGGCGACCTCTGGCGGCTCGGCGACCATCGGCTGGTATGTGGTGACGCAACTGACCCTCGGGTTGTGTCACTTGCTCGAGCCGACCTAACGGCGCTGATGATGGTCACCGACCCGCCGTACGGCGTCGACTACGACCCTGAGTGGCGCAAGCACACGCTCGGGCCCGACGGCAAGCCGCTGAGCAAGGGCTATAATGGCAAGCGTATGGGCACGGTGCCGAGTGACGACCGGTCGTCGTGGATTGAGGCGTGGCGGCTCGCCGCGGCCGACATCGCGTACGTCTACACCGGCGGCCTCAGCTCGAATGTCGTGGCGAACGAGCTCGACGCGGTCGGCTACCGGCGCCGCTCGCTCATCGTCTGGAAGAAGAACCGGCCCATCATCGGGCGCGGGCACTACCACTGGCAGCACGAGACCTGCTGGTACGCGGTACGCGAGGGCAAGACGGCCCAATGGACGGGCGACCGCACGCAGTCGACGCTCTGGGAGATCAACTTCGACGGCGTACGCGAGGACACGATCCACGGCACGCAAAAGCCCGTCGAGTGCATGGCGAGGCCGATCCGCAACCACGGCAAGTCGGGCGACGTGGTGTATGACCCGTTTTGCGGCTCGGGTACGACGCTGGTCGCCGCCCAGCACCTCGGTCGGGTGTGCGTGGCCGTCGAGCTGTCGCCGGCGTACTGCGACGTTATCGTGGAGCGCTGGCAGCGGCTAACGGGCGACAAGGCGCTGAGGCAGGGATGACCTCGCGGCCGCATGCCCGCTACCGACCGCCCGAGCCGGTATCGCTGGCTGCGCTGGACGCCGCGCTGGCGGCGGTAGCGGCCGAGCGCGCTGACGCCCGCGCTCGGGATCGGGCGGCCATTGTGGAGCTCGTTCGGGCCCGCGGCCGCGTATGCCCGACCGAGCTCGGCGCGCAGCTTGGCTGGTCGGTCGAGCGGGCGCGTGCCGTGTTGGATAGCCTCGAGGCCGCCGGCCTGCTCAGCAGCGTGCACCGGCCCTCGCCTCGTACCGGACAGGGCCGCCGCTGGTTTTCGGTGCGGACATGACGCGCAAGCGCAAGCTGCGGCCGTACAAGCTCACGCCCGAGGTCGAGGAGATCATCCTGCGGCACCTGCGCACGGGCGCGTTTGCCAAGCATGCTTGCGAGGCCGCCGGCATCGACCATCGGACCTTCCGGAATTGGCTCGAGCGCGGCGAGGAGGGCGAGAAGCCGTACGTGGCGTTCATGGTCAAGGTCCGGAAGGTACGGGCCGAGGACGCGATCCGGTCGCAGTCGATCATCACGCGCGCGCAGATGAGCCGCATCGATGGCGACTGGAAGGCCGCTGCCTGGGCGCTCGAGCGCAAGTACCCCAAGGAATACGGTCAGGCCGCGATGCAGGCAGCTGCGGGCGTGACCGTGCGTAGTGGCGGCGCGACCGCCTCGGGCAACGACGACAATGGAGCCAGCACCACGGTCCAGTTCTATCTCCCCAACAACGGCCGACGCCCGCAAGACGAAGAAGACGAAGAAGCCGAGGCCTAAGATCCAGCGCATCGGCCCGCAGCCGGGCCCGCAGGAGCGATTCCTCGCCTCGACCGCCGACATCGTCTTCTACGGTGGCGAGGCGGGCTCGTCGAAGACCGCGGGCTTGGTCCTCGAGGGCCTGCGCTGCCACGACATCCCGCGCTCGGGCGGCATCATGTTCCGGCGCACGTCGCCGCAGCTCGAGGGGCCGGGCTCGCTCTGGGAGCTCATGCGCGACTGGTATCCGTCGCTCGGCGCGCGCCTGACCGAGTCGCCGATGTTCAAGGCGGTGTTTCCGTGCGGCGCCTCGGTACAGCTCGGGCACCTGCAGTACGAGTCGTCGAAGCTCGCGCATCAAGGCAAGGGCTACAGCTACATCGGCTTCGACGAGCTAACACATTTTACGCAGTCGCAGTTCTGGTACCTCTTCTCGCGCTGCCGCTCGACCTCGGGCGTCAGGTCGTACATCCGCGCGACGATGAATCCCGACCCGGATTCGTGGGTCAAGAAGATGATTGCGTGGTGGCTCGACGAGCGCGGCGAGTACGCCCGGCCCGAGCGCTCGGGCGTGATCCGCTACTTCTACCGCGTCAACGACGAGGTCGTCTGGAACGACAACGCTGACGCGCTACGCGCGCTGCATCCCGAGCAAGAAGACCCGCCGACGTCGTTCACGTTCATCTTGGGCCGGCTCGCCGACAACAAGATCTTGCTCGCGATGGATCCGGGCTACCGCGCGCGCCTGATGGCGCTGCCGATGGTCGAGCGGGAGCGCCTGCTCGGCAGCGGCAAGGGCGGCAACTGGCGGATCCGACCCGCCGCCGGGCTGTACTTCCGACGCGGATGGTTTCGCGTCGTGACCGCGTTGCCGACCGACATCGTCCAGGTCGTGCGGGCCTGGGACAAGGCCGCGACGCAGCCGACCGCCGAAAACCCTGACCCGGCCTGGACGCGCGGCGTCAAGATGGCGGTGACGCGCTCGGGCCGCTTCATCGTGCTGCACGTCGAGTCGGTGCGCGGCTCGCCGCAGAAGGTGCTCGAGACGATCCAGAACATCGCCAAGCAGGACGGCAAGCGCGTGAAGGTGCTGCTGTGGCAGGACCCGGCGCAGGCGGGCAAGGTCGACGTCGCGTTGACGAAGGGCTTTCTCATCGGCTTCCACGTCGAGTCGGAGGTCGCGCGCGAGGACAAGCTGGTGTACGCCGGGCCCTTCAGCACCCAGGTCGAGGCGGGCAACGTCGACCTGCTCGAGGCGCCATGGAACGATGCCTACCTCAGCGAGCTCGAGGCCTTTCCCGACGGGCGGCACAAGGACCAGGTCGACGCGAGCTCGCGAGCCTTCGGTGGGCTTGCGAAAGCCGGCGTGCTCGCATACCAGCGGGCGATGGCCAACGTATCACTCGAGATGGCTGCGATGGGCTGAGGCATGGGCATAGTCAAAGAGCTCGTGCAGCGCGCCGATAGCTGGGTCAACGCCATGACCGGCTTGGGCACGTTGCGCGACAAGCTCATGCACGCGCAGGTCGTGCCCGGCTGCAAGCTCGGCGACGTCACGCTCGAGTCGCTGTTCAACGACGACGACGTCGCGCGCCGAGTCGTCGCGAAGCTACCGCGCGAGGCGACCCGACGCGGATTCGAGATTGAGCTCGAGGCCGATGACGACGGCGCCGACGAAGAGGACGAGTCGGCCGACATCGCCCGCGAGATGCAGGACCGCTTCCAGCAGCTCGACGCGATGCCGTCGCTGCGCGATGGGTGGATCTGGGCCCGCCTGTACGGCGGCGGCTCGGGCGTATTCGTCGGCGCCGACGACGGGCGCCCGGTCGACCAGCCGCTGAACGAGGCGGGCATCCGTACCATCGGCTTTCTCAACGTCATCAAGCGCCCGCAGCTGACCATCAAGCAGCGCTACGAGGACGTGCAGAAGGCGAAGTTCGGCAAGCCCGAGATCTATACCGTCAACCAGGCCTCGGCCGCGCTCGTACCTCGAGCAGGCCTCGACATCCACGAGTCGCGGCTGATCCTTTTCGACGGCGCGATGACCGCGCGCATGACGATGGATTCGCCGACCGGATTCGACGACTCGGTCCTGCAATCGGCGATGACGACGCTGCAGCAGACCGCTACCGCCTGGCAGTCGGTC